ACTTTGTCTTTTGCTATCTTTATGCTGCCAAACAAGCTGATTAGCTCAACCGACTCCACCAGACGCTTGAGGTCATAAATACAGATATCCCACCAAGCTTTTTCTTGCCCCATACATAAGCCAGCATCAAAACAACAGTCAGCAGCAGGATCAAAACTCTTAAATGCAAATTGATCTTTCTCATAATCCTCAATTAAGGTTTTGACGTTCTCCACCCCGTACTCACGAATAAATTGTTCTGGTTTCATACCGCTTCCCTCATAGCTAAATGACGCACGTCCCCACCCCATTGCAAAGCCATTGCATCTGCAATGCCTTGAAATGTTAAGCTTCTAGCTTTTCTGCGTTCTTCTGCTGGTAGTTTCAAGGTATCCAAATGCCACGGACTATCAGTGCCTTTTCCGTTTTTGTATTTCACAATCGTTGGCTCAACCACATTAGTTGCCTGTAAAGCTGGCAAGCCTTTCAACCATAAACAGGTAGCTTTTCGCTCAGGATCGCCAAACATGTACGGATGAATAACTTGTGATGGCTTTTGATAGGTTTTGCTCATGCATCCAATAGGGTTTTCAATAGCCACCATTTCACACTCCAGATCCGTAAAGAGTTTGAAAAATGCTATTGCTTGTTCACGATCTTTCAGCCGGGTAATAGCTTTTTGCCCGTAACGCTCAACGTTAAACCAACGATTGCCAGCTACAGATAGAAAGGTGCAAGGAGGATGAGCAACAACAAGATCCCAACCTTTATACAAAACATCACGAACATCACCTTGATAATGATTCCCTGGTGCTTCAGTCGGGAGTAGATCGCAAGACATAGCATTATGACCAAGAGCGGCAAAAGCATCACGAACACGGCCAGAGTATTCACATGCGACTAATACGTTTAATCGTTTCATTGTTGTAATTCCTCATCTAACTGAGCAGCGAACACATCTAAAGTTTCAAGTAGATCAAGCTGCCCTATATCGTATTTATATGTTTGCCACTCGCCTTCACGTGGTACGCGCTGTAAGCCTGTTTGCTCTTGCCACAACATGATGAATTGCTCACCGTGTATGTACTCTGGAATGGATCCAGTAGACCAAGAAGAAACAGTGCTGCCACCCGACACATCAAGAACGTATGCAATCTTTTCGTGTGACCATCCAAGGTTGCGTAAATCTAGAATCATGCGGTTGAAGTCTGGACGCTTATAACCTCGGCGTTGGCGCAAGAATTCTTTGGCTTTTTTCTTAGTTTCGAGAAAACGCGCGCGTGCGCGAGGGTTGTCTGTAAAAGCTGTACTATCAACACGCATATTCACCTCTCACGCTCCTAAAAATGTCTTACGTCCCATGCATTGTTTTTCGTATTCCAATGCACAGATTTAAATGAAAATGGATACAATTCAGCAGCTACTTTGATCTTTACTAGCGCATCATCTTCCCAATGACCTTTGACCTCATGTACTTGCAACTCAAAATCACTTGTAAGTACGAAAAAATCAGGCTTATAAAACGTCTTTTCAGCCAAACGCAGGTTGATACAGTCAAACTTGAACCAAAGGATTTCTCCTTTCATTCTTTTGCTTTCTAGGTAGTCGTTGTATTTACGCTCTGTTTTGTTCATAGCGCCTTGTTTTAATCTTCCTAGTACCCTTACATCACTTTTTCTTTTATCGCGCTGTAATGTGCCTTTTTGTGCGATATTTCGCTTGTTTTGAATTGCTTCTAGCTGTTGTTCAGTTATTCTCATGATTTAGCCCCTTGCACCGTTCTTTTAATCTTGTTGCCCAACCACGTCTAAGCATTCTTTGATAAATTGCATTTGCTTTTTTAGTTTCATCTGTACGAATGCCCTGCACATATTCCTTTCTTAAGCGCAAGATTTCTGTATAAGGGATGCCATCAACTTTAGGATTGCCTAGTTCACTCTTAGGGCGAACTTCATCTAACAATCCATGACGTCTTAAATTCCCATAAACATTTTTAGCTAACCGGGTCTCTTCGCTTCTGATACCAACTGAATAGATTTGGCAGTTCTTCATCATTTCTGTGTAAGACATGCCGCAATTTTTAAATTGTTCTAATGCATCTACTTTCTTCATGCTGCACCTCGTAATGCAAAAGGTACTGGCTTGCCTTCTGCTCTTAAGCTTTCGATGTACTGTTCTTTTTGATCAAATGGGTCTGCCCAATATTCTGAGTCTGGTTTTAGTTCCCATTCTTGAACCTGCTTAATTTCCTCAGCCATTTTGTTTACTGGCGCTTGGATCTTTAGTTTTTTCGCGCAACTCCGCAATTGCTTTCTGTGCAATCGTTTTGTATCGCTCTGCATCTGCTTGCTGCTCTTCCTTGGTTTGCTTGTGCTCAAGTTGAAGTTGTGTTTCTTGTGTAGAGAGAAAGCCTGCAACCTCTGCTTGTTTGATTGCAGTAATGCGCTGGTCTGGATCTACACCTAAGCTCACGTTGTAGACTGGCTTTAGTCCTTGGTCCTTTGCTTCTGTCACTAAGCGTTCGTAGATAGACACGAAGATTTTCTTAGCTTCTGCCAATTGGAACTTGTCGCCAGTAGCAACCAAGTCAGCACACTTCTCGAATGCTTTAGCTGCTTGCTCAGTCCACACCACAGTCATTTCACGACCAGTGCCATATTCGATTGAGTTTTTAGCTATTGCCCAAGCTTCATGAGCATCTAACCAATCTGATGCTTTAGGCTCACACCATGAGCGAAACTCTGGAATTGACGGGCAGAATGTTGATTTCATCATCTTGGTTACACCACGTTTGAAATCTTCTGCTGTTAATCCTTGAAAGCACTCAACCATTGATTCAGCGATATCTTTAGGATCTACACCTGCCCATTGATCAGTGAATTTCTTTCCATAAAACCCACGCATTTTAGTAATCAGACGTAAAGCGTCTTCAAAGGTGAACTCACGCATGACCCACCCCCTCAATCAGTAACGGCTTTTTTTGGTGTGACATCCCAAATCTGATTTTGATTTAGGAACTCATCCCATTTCGCTTGTTCAGAAATGGTTTGTTGTTGTGAAGACTGATACCCATAATTTGAGTTGAGCCCACTTGTTTGTTGAGTAGATCCAATATCAGCATTCCAACGTTCTTGATTAATCCAAGTAGTGGCATGAGGAATAAACTTTCCACCTTCCTTGATCCAATCAAGTGACTGAATGTGTTTTTCAAGTGAAGTCATGATTAATTCAAAGCTGTGTTTTTTGAAATTAATCTTTTTGAATTTTTCCTTGGCTGCTTTTGGTCCAGATTTTTTATTTGGATATATTTCCCAAAATTCAGTAAACATTTCGTCAACTGTCTTCCCGATTTTCGGCTCTGGGGTAGAGGGAATCAGGTTAAGGGAATCAGGAATCAGGTTAAGGGAATCAGCACGATCAGTTCCGTCTTGCTCTAGATTATTCTCGATATTCGCCCACTCATTGTTTTTTAAGGATTTTTCCTCTTCTTCAATATCGGCTTCATCTATATCTGGAATTTCACTTCCACCTTCCCTTTCATTCTTATGTGGGTTCTGATGTTTGGTAAAATTAATAGCTTTGATGTACTTCCGTCCACGTACCGAATAAATCGAGATAAATCCAGATTTTTCTAGATCATTCACGAGTTGCTCGATATCACAGTTGTCATACGGCAATATTTGGACTTTTAAACGTTTCGGTTTGTATTCAAAACATCCCTTATAGTCGGCGATAGTCCACATGCCTATAAAAAGCAATCTGGCCAGTGGATTAATTTCACCAAGATCATCATTCGTAAAAAATGATGGTTTGATGTTTCTAGCTCTAGCCATGACTCACCTCTTTTGTTAATATCTTCATGCGATTTCATCTCATTGCTTTGCAGTGGAATGGCAAATTAGGTTCAACTGTTCCCGCAGTTGGGCCTTTTTTGTGCCTGTGTGTTTTGGTGTCACATCTCTTAAAGGCGGAGATGGCATCAATTCAAAGTCGCTGGTATTCCTTGTATCTTCGGTAACTGTGGTCAGATCGATAGGCATTTGTAGACAATTAAGCATCTCCTCAACCTCGAAGATTATGTCCATGGCAGCTATACGCATTAGCTCTGATGAGCCGTTTAACTTTCTAGAACGCGCAATACGCTCTAATTTGATTTTCATTTCTTCCGTGCACTTAAAGGTGACACTTGCGGTTAATTTCTCGGCCATGTCACCACCTAAGCCGCTTTGATCGTGTGTGGGATGTTGGGATTTACAAGCAATAATTTAGAGGCCGAACCTTCAGGAACCATATCGCCCCATAAGCTAACTGCTTGTTTACTAATCCCAATTGCTTTTGCCACACCGACTTTGGTTTTGAACGCCTGAATGGCGTCACTTTTCTTCATCAGTACTTGCACTTTCTTTACTCCAGTAAACAAAGACAAGTAAAGCATACTTTACTTAACGAAATCAAGCAAACTTTACTTATAAAAAGTTAAGCTAGCTTTACTAATTTGGGAATTTTTATTATGTCTTCGCTTCAAGAACGCATGCATCAAGCCAAAAAACACTACGAATCAACTCGTAATAAAAAACTAAAAAACACAGAAATGGCTGAATTCTGTAAAGTAAGTAAAGCAAGTGTTGGTCAGTGGTTTAATGGACCAACAAAAGAACTGGATGGCAGTAACTTGACTCTTGCAGCAGAATTCTTAGGTGTTAACCATAAATGGCTTGCTGGCGAACGTGCCCCAATGCTGCTAGATAAAAAATCAGATGCGAATGTAGTATTTAATAATGATGAAATTAGCAAAATTCCTGTACTAGATTATGTACAAGCAGGCCTTTTTAACTCTGTTGGTTACGATGGGGTAAATCCAATAGGTGAAACTTATACGACTTATAAATCAGCAAAAGAAAAAAGTGTATTTAGTCTTACCGTTCAGGGTGACAGTATGTTGCCAGACTTTAAACCAGGTGATCTTTTAACAATCGACACAGCATTAATGCCTCAGCCCGGTTCTTTTGTGGTAGCTCAAAATGGTGACTATGAGGCAACTTTCAAGAAGTATCGAGTAATTGGATATGATGATTTTGGAAGGGAAATTTTTGAATTAGTTCCTTTAAATCCAGACTACCCAACACTTTCATCACTTAATCACAATATATCAATTATAGGTGTGATGGTCTTACACATGAGAAAATATAAATAAAGTTAAAGGAATAATAGATGAACCTAGTTACTTATTTATTAATATTTTTTGTTGTTATTTTTCTTTTATTTATTTTGGTTCGGTTTTTAAATAACCGTTCTAATAAACTATCTAAAAGAAAAGATAATATTAATATTTTGGCTTTCAATGACAACCAGTCTGCTTTTGAGTATTCAATTAAATATATGGACAATTCTATTGTTAAAGATAGGCCTGTATTAGCTTTGTCCTCTCAAAAGATACTCAAACCCTCAGAACCAATAATGATTAAAGTTGCTGGTGACCCTCCTTTTTTTGCCCACGCTTCAACTCAATTTGTAGGTGACTATACAATAAATGAGGGAGATCTTTTAGCTGTTATACCTATTCAAAAGGTAGAGAACACAACAAGTTACATGAAAGGTGATGAAAGAAAAGAGTGGCAATTTTTAATTGTCTCAGTGGTGAGTCCTAAATATCACACCATTAAAAACATGTGGTCTATAAAAAAAGATTTTTTAAGACAATAATTTAATTAAGAAAGTAGTAACAGCCCACCTTTTTGGTGGGTTTTTTAGTTCAAAAAAGTAAAGTGTACTTAAAAATAATTAGTAAAGTAGGCTTTACAATGTCTACAAGGTAAAGTATGCTTTACTCACCTTATAAACAAAAACCGCCATAGGGGTCGAAGTCTAGGCGGTTTGCATCAAATGCGGAGATAAGTATGAATCAAAAATCACAAACTAGTCAAATTCTATATCGTCATCCGACTAAGGCTGAGCAGGCTCCATCTGTATTTGCACAGCATGTTGCTGACATTAAAGACTGGGCAAAGTTATTTGCTTTGTTCTTCCCCTTCTTAATGGGTGCAATCCTGATTGCTCTAATCGCTGCGAAGTATTGGGGAGCTAACTGATGAACTCAAAAGCATTATGCCTCCAGGCAAACCCGAACCTTTATTGTAAGCCTATTGGTGCTGGCATGTTCCAGTTCTACCAAATCTTTGAAGGCCAATATTTCTTTGCTAACTCAGCTAAAACTGAAAAAGCTGCATGGGATTTAGCACTTAAGAAGTTGGAACAAGAACGCGTTCAGGTTGAGGGGGTGAAGTGATGGGTATTAAAAAATTAGTAACGATCACTGTTGAAGCTCAAATTGAAATTGAACTTCCAGATGAATTCCAAGAATTGTCTGCTGAAGACATTGAAGGAATTAACGCATGCGGTTACGACATTACCAAATCTGATGATCTGTATAAATATGCAGCCGAACTTGTCTTAAATGGCGGACAGAATGGCACTTGGGATGTTTTTGGTCATGTAGTTCCTTGGTGGAAAAAAGGCATGACTGGAATCTCTGATAACAGCACCTTTTTTAATTTACGTGATTTGCATATTGAAGAATGTGAAGTTGAGGAGCCCTCTCATGGATAACTACAAAATCAAAGTTAAAGATGAAGCTGAGAGCAAAGAGGCTCAGGAGTTGTTAAAGCAGCTTGGATTCCAAGAAGAAGGTTTTACAGGTATAGGCCTGCCATGCTACTTGGCGACATGGAATGGTGGATATGCTGATTACTATTTTGGTTCTTTAAGTGAAGGTAGAAAACGAGAAGAACTCACCCTCCCTCAGCTTCGAGACCTTGTTGTGTTGAAGCGTAATGATGTGAAGGATGCGACGCACAATAATTTTAGAACAAATACCCCATACCTAAAACAAGGTGAGAATGAGTATTACATGCTTAATGGTGAGTGGGTTTTGTCTAACTGCCCAAATGACCTAGAGCCAATAAATAAACCCCAAGACCCCGCCTTGATTAGCGGTGCGGATGCGATCGATGCACTTAAGGCTAAGAAGGAAGTTGAATACTGCGGAGAGGGAATAAATGATAGCTGGTTATCAGCAGAAACCTTGCCAGTAGTTTATTTCTTGACGGACTCTTTCCGTTTTCGAATCAAACCCCAAACCATCAAGCTTGAACTTGAGCTGCCGAAGCCTTTTGAGCCGAATCTGGATGAAAACTATTGGTTTATAGATAGCACAGAAGAGAAAGGTTACAGACTAACTCGCTTTGACAACGATGAAAATGATCAGGACGTTATGCAATTCGGAGCATGGCGCACCGAAGTCGAGATCAAGCAAGTCGTAGAGCAACTCAGAAAGATACGAGGTACTAACTCATGAATATGTTAGCCAATATCTCGTTTGATGCTGCGGTATTCACAAGCCTTGAAGTGATGAATGTTGATGTAGTGGATGGCGTTATTCAGTTCTCTTTATCTATTCAAAACGCTGAGCACATCTACATCGTTGCGAGTGTCAAAGGAATTGAGAAAAACGACACTTTCGAATATGGCGAAGGCTTGGACTATCAAGACTGGAAAGATGTGAATTACACAAGAATGACAGTCGATTCAAGTAGCCGACCACATGTCGATGACTTTGATTATGTCGATGCAGTCGAAGGTATGCCATTTGCTCTTACTTCTACTCAAATTCAAAAGCTGAATGAGTATTTAGAAGAACTGGCAAGAGAAGAAAAAATCAATGAGTTGAGAGGTGGGTGATGTCTAAACGCGCCCTACTCCATAAGTCAAAACTAGAAGATTTCAAGTCTTGGCTTATTGAAAACCAAATTCAGTATCGAGATGGCAAAGGTGATTTTCAGGTTTTACAGGTTGAAGTAAAAGACAGGTTTTACCCGATATACGACAGGCTTCAAGGCGCCCACTTCACAACCCAAAGAGAACTCATCCCTTTAGTTAAAAGATACATCGCAAGCGTAAAGAATTAGGAGAAGATTATGAATGTGCCAGTGCAAAACAACATCGTTCAAGCTCAAATGCATAAAGTGGCATTAGCTTTCGATATGGTCGATGTGGATCCTGAACAATTAAAGAAAACCCTTACAGATACAGTGTTTAAAGGTGCAAATGATGTTCAGTTAGTTAGTCTCCTAATTGTCGCTAACCAATACAAACTAAACCCTTTCACCAAAGAAATTTATGCATTCCCTGCAAAAGGTGGCGGCATTGTTCCTGTAGTTGGTGTTGATGGTTGGGCACGAATTATTAATGACAATCCTGTTTGTGATGGTATTCAGTTTGAACAAGACGACGAATCATGCACATGCAAGATTTTCCGCAAAGACCGCAACCACCCTACTGTTGTGACTGAATACTTATCTGAGTGTCAGGGTAATTCAGAGCCTTGGAAGAAGTATCCAAAGCGGATGTTGCGCCATAAGGCTTTAATTCAATGTGCTCGTGTTGCTTTCGGCTTCTCAGGTATTTATGACGAAGATGAAGCCCGTCGTATTGATGATTGCCAAACTTCTACAGTTAAGACTGTTAGTTCAGATGTTCCGCAAGGTTATGAAGCTTATGAACAGCAGCATTTAGACACTATGCGCGCTTTGGCAATGGAAGGCACAGAAGCTTTGCAAACTGGATACGCTGAATTACCGCAAGGCGACTGCAAAAAATACTTCTGGACTAAGCATAGCGCTTCATTAAAAGAAGCAGCTCAACATGCTGACCAACCACAAGGACAAGTATATGAACATTCTCCAGCGTAGTGAAGATTGGCATTCAGAACGCTGTGGGAAAGTCACAGCAAGCCGAGTAAAGGATTTATATGCAAAGCCAAATAAAGGCAAAGCTTTAAATGCATTGGGTTTAACAATTCTAGCTGAGCGCCTCACTGGCGTTCAGAAGGAAATCTTCACAAACACAGCAATGCAATGGGGTATCGACAACGAGCCTTATGCAATAGCGGCTTATGAAAATGAGACAGGTAACTTTGTAGTCGGAACAGGCTTAATTGACCACCCTTTCATTGAAATGTTTGGGGCTTCACCAGATGGGCTTGTACTTGTTGAGGGTCAAATTGAAGTTAAGTGCCCTGACACGACAACTCATTTGAATACCCTTCTGACTAAGCAAGTGCCAGACGAGTACATTCCTCAAATTACTTGTCAGTTGGCTTGTACTCGTCGTGAATGGTGTGACTTTGTGAGTTATGACCCGCGTCTACCAGAAGAACTACAGATCATCATCATTCGCGTCTTTGCCAAAGACTTGGCTATCGAAGCACTAGAGCAAGATGTCCGCAAGTTCAACAAGGCTATAGATGACGCGATTAAAACATTGAAGGTGGCAGCATGAACGACTTAGAAATAAATGGTTATAAGATTTTTGAAAATTATGATGAAGCTGTTTATGCAGCTAAATCAAAAGAAGATGTTTACGATTTTTTCGTTGAAAACTATGGCCCTACTGAAGAATGCCAAGGCGAAACGAAGGAACAATTCATTGAAAACCTAATTGAAATAGATGTTGGTAGTGAATTTGCACAACGAATGAGAACGTACATCAGTGATGATACTGGCGAGGTGTCTGAATCTTCGCATTATGAACAATACAAAGAGGTTGCTTCTAAAGACGAAGGAACTGAAGTAATTGCATATTTAGTTTGGTGAGGACAGCAGCATGACAGATTTGAATAAGGAAAGAGAGCTAGAGCTTTTCAATGCTTTTGTTGAGAAAAATCTACCAGAACTTTTTGAAAAGCATAGCAATGGTAATTTCTTTGCAAAAGTTACTTATGACTCTATGTTTGGTGCTTGGTTGGGAGCCAAAGCTCAGGCGGTGCCAGAGGGCTGGGTAATTGCTCCCCAAGAATTGCCTTTGGATATGGCTTTAAAAATTGCAAAAGAGCGAATTTTAGAACAGCCACCAGTAAAGGACCCTGTTCTGAATGAGATCTTGGAAAAAGCCCACAAGGAAAATATTCAATCTGAACAATGTCGCTTAATGCGCGATTACAAGGAAATGGTTAAACGGTTAAGCGAATCGGGAGCTGAAAAATGAAAATGAACGCACCAATTAAACTTGAAATGAAAGTTTATGCAGTTAATAAAGATGGGCAACAAGCAATTGTTACTATGTCACTCCCTCTTGGTCAGTACCCTACGCGTTCAACGCTTGAAAAGATATTTAAGGATGCTGAAGGCCACTTGCCAGATGATTTTCGCGTGATGAATAAATCTGAGTTTTTTAACGCATACCTTCAAGAAGAGTACGGGACAACTGAAAAATTCGCTACACCTGGTTCTCGTGAATTTACTGATGATGTTATTGAAATGGATGAATCGGGAGCTGAGGGATGAGTGAATTAATTAAGGTTTTGGATGGTGGTGATTTCCGTGATCGTTGGAATGAGCTTTGTATCAAGCTAGAAGATTATGAAAACATCAATTGTGATAATTACGAACAAGAGCTCCATGATTTATTTGAATACCACAGCTTTAAATTTGATGAATCAAAGCACGAATATTGGGAAATCGAATAATGAGTGAAGTTAAAGCGGAAAGTAAGGAGGGGTGAATGGGGATTATGCAGTTTTCAATCACTTTGGAGGGTGATACCCCTCCTCAGATTTTACTTGGTCAAAACCTTGGTGGTGCTATTGTCACCAAGCTTGAACAGGTCAAACAAGAGTTAGTAAGTGCTGCTGAATTGGCGAAGGTATATAACTTAAGTGTTACTACCATTCGAGAAAAGCTTGTCTCAATCAATCAAGGTACAGAAGGTAAGCACATGTATGATCCTGAGCGAGCACGACAAATATTAACTAAAAAAGATGCAAACAAACGTGGTAGAAAGAGAGCTAACTAGCTCTCACTACTATTAAACATTTCTACAAGGTCCTGTGCGTTAGGGTTGTAGGGACTGTTCTAAATTTT